TGGGCACGACAGTCACGACGGCGACTACTACGACAAGGACGATGAGGAATGCGAGGCGACAACTTCCACCTCGGTGACTACTTCGACTACCTCGACCACCTCACCGACCACCTCTTCGACAGCACCGACGACGACACTGCCCGAAGAGACAACGACGACCGCAGGGTCCACCACCACCACGGCGAACCAGACCACCACATCCGTATCAAGCACTACCACGGTGCCTTCATCAGGTTCTCTGGTCACGACCACGACAACGACCCTCCCTGCACCGAAACCCACTGAGTGGAGTTGGAGTGTGGAGTGCGGCATCGTGTTCGTGGACTTCGGGTATGCCATCGACGCAGTGGAACTGGTAGTAGTCGGAGACTTTGAGGCGTTCTATCGCTTTGAGTATCCGGGTGCCTATGGCGTGCTTGTGACCGAACCCACCCTCATCGACATAGTGCCCATTGCTGACGGCAACCACTTCCCGGTGCCCGACTCAGCCCGAGTGCTGATAGAGCCATGCAGTGTGGTCCCACCGGACACCCCATCCACTGTGACCCCATTGCCCACCCTGGTGCCCGACCCAGGGGCACCAACCACGCCAGCGGGGGACGGTGAACTGCCCTTCACCGGGATAGGTGACCACCTCGACACCATCGCCTTCATCACCCTGGCAGCGGGAGGACTGGTACTCCTGTTCGCACGGGGCATGAAGCCCGACAAGGTGGAGGCCGAAGATGCGTGAGGGCATACCCATCCGGGACCAGGCAGAAGCCCGAGTGGTGGAACAACCCAAGGCCACACCCGGTGTGTTCTTCGTGGACTGTGAAACCACTGGCCTGATGAACCACCATGAGGTGTGGGAGGTGGCGCTCATCTTGCCCAACGGGGAGGAACATGAGTGGCAGTTGCCGATCAACAGCATGACCAGTGCTGACCCGAAGGCATTGCAGATAGGTGGGTTCCTCGACAGGTACGACTCGACCCGTGCCGTGCCCCACGATGCGTTCGGGAAGATGTTCACCAAGCTGACCTGGGGACTGCATTGGGCGGGGGCTGTGCCGTCGTTCGATGAGACACGTATCAGGCGCATCATCGAACAGGCCGACTATTACGGCATGCAGATGGGGCCGGGTGTCAACACGGGTGGGCTGTACCTGCCCCCCAACTGGCACTACCACCTCATCGACGTGGAAGCCCTGGCCGTGGGGTTCCTTATCGGTGAGAGCCAGTATGAGCTAGTCCTACCCTGGGATAGCACACACCTGGCCGAGGCAGTGGGCGTGGACCGGGACGACCCTGCCTTCGCCAAGCACACAGCTATTGGTGATGCACGATGGGCACGAGCCATCTACCTTGCAGTGATGGAGCGCAGGCCACCCGAGAAGGAAGAGCCGTTTTGATAGGAGAGAAGCCGAAGCCAAGCGACAACAAGCTGTACCCGTACAAGCACTACGGGATGGCGACCGTGCGATGCCGCAACTGCGGGGAGATGGGCAAGACCAACCAGCGGCTGGTGGGTAGGGCCAAGCTCATCGACATGTGCGGGGAGTGCAAGAAAAACCCTGATCGAAATTCGATCAAGAGATAGGAGGATAGGGATGGGAACCAAGCTGAACCACACCTGCTCATGCGGGGATTCGTTCACTGCCGAGGCTGACGACCACGCTGGCCTCGGCATCCTCCGTATGCAATACATCGCCTTCAAGTCAGAGCATGAGAAGTGCGGGAAGAAAGGTGGGCCTACCTTCATCAAGGAACTGACCAACCTGGCGGAACGGCTACAAGCGATGGAGGACCATGTGTTCCCCCGGGCCTACATCCAGTCCGACCCGGGCACCCCCAACTGGCAGACCACCATCTCGGGTGTCACCTACTCGGGTACAGGAGGGGGCGGGGGGTCGTCAACATCCACGGCGATGTCCACCTTGAGCAAGGAAGCCTTCAGGCAACTGATGATGATTTCCCCGCAGGATGTGCCTCTGTTTGAGAAGGCATATGAGAAGGCCGTTAAGGAAGGCAAGGCAATCCAGGACTACGAGAGGTTCAAGGCCGAGCGCAGGGTGTCAGACGAGGCACGGAGACTTAGGAATGAGCGACAGGCTGAGGAACTGGCAGCCCTGCCCGCAGCGAAGAAACAACGGAGGAAGGTGATACGTGGCACATCGTGAGTAGAGGACCGGAGGCAATCCTTCAAGAGAAGGTCTTGGAGGTGGCCCGGATATACGGATGGCACCGCCACCACCAGCGTGCCGGATACCAGCCAGGAGCAGGCAAGTGGATAACAGCGATCAGCGGGGAGACAGGCTTCCCCGACCTGGTGCTGGTACGAGGCGAACGCCTCATCTTTGCCGAACTCAAATCGAAGCGGGGACGGGTATCGGCGACACAGGAGATATGGCTATCCCTGCTGATGACCGTGCCCGGGGTCGAGGTCTACGTGTGGAGACCTGACGACCTGGATGAAATCATCGCCACACTCAAACGATAGGAAGTGCAATGAAGAAATGGACACTGGAGACAGTGATCGAACAACTGAACAGGCAGACCTGGGACCTGCTCAACGAAGGGGTAGACGACCAGGGTGAAGCAGTGAACATCTACATCGACCGGCTTATCGCTGCTGACTTTGACCGGAGGCGTAGCTCAGTGCATATCCCCGGTCAGGCCACCATCGAAGAGGCCATCGAAGAGACCGATGTCAAGGTGGGGGGTACTGACGATGAGTGACCGACCCAAGGGCAGGCACGAGCGACAGGCAACAGACGAGGCAGAGCAGGCAGTCATGGCCTTTTGGGATACCGAGGAACAATGCACTGCTGTTGCTCATCGGATATTCCCTCTCATCGAATGGGACATGCTGACTGTGGACCAGCAGATCAAGTGCTTGGAGAAAGCGAAGCGGCTCAACACCCACTTCATGCTCAACCCTGGGTTGAAACCAGGGCAGGCAGTGGCAGCCGGTGACATGCTGGACATGGTGAAGCGGGCCGGGTTCGACAGCGTGGACGAGGCGAGGGCTGCCTTCCTCCGTGAGATGGCAGACGAGGATGCTGCACACCAGGAACACCACGAGAAGCTGCTTGCTGACTTCCGGGAGCAGATCGAATCAGCCACCGCTCAGGCCATGCTGTTCGGCAGGGGTGAAGCCCACGGTGAGGACGGGCTGGCTGTCCATGTCATCGAAGGCGAAGGCATAGACGGGTTCAAGGCTGCCCTCCAAGAACTGTCCGACAAGATCAAGGAAATGAAGGCACAGGAGGAAGAGGAATGACTGAATGGGATGAGACCAAGCTCGGGATAGAACCCCACCTGGCCTTCCACCATCTGAGCCAGTGTTGCATCGACTACTGGATGGGGTTGAAGGCCAAGCGGTCAACGCTACTTCGGGGTGGGACTTGGCGGCTGTATTGCAAGACCTGCAACACAGAGATAGCGACTGACCCCAACCAGACATGGAGCATCAGCGGCGTCGAACTGCGGCGGCGGCGACGGGCAGCGAAGGCAGCAGAGGAAGCAGAGGCAGAAGATGCCCTACAAGAACCTGCGTAGGTCAGCCCCCGCTGTCACCGTCAAGTGCATCCAGTGTGGGAAGAGCATGCAGACCACCGACAAGGGGGTGGCGAAGCATGTGACTGGATGGGTGGTACCCCGTGACCAGGGTGGAGCCAACCATATCCGGTGGCAGAACACCACCGGTGACTTCGCCCATGTCGGGTGCTTAGAAGAGATGTACGACCCGGTTAAGACTGGTCAAGGGAATCTGTTCGCATGACCTTCTGGGTCAACGGCACCTTCTTCTGCTGCGGTGTTGGCACCAATGACGAGGGGATTATCACGGAGGCTGCTCCCATCTTGTATCGGTTCATCGGCCAGCACATAGACCGACTCCGAGCATGGGACAAGGTGATCGAAATTCGATCAATCGGTTAGAGTCCCACTCACCTACCGCAGTTCCTGGCTGTTGGGAGGCTGGTGGAGAGGTCGAGGGCCAGGTAAGGCCAAGCCTGGTCCTCCCTCTTGTTGTAGGGTTACCTGATGCCAGCATCAGAGTCAGCCAACCAGGAACGGGACCTTGCCCGTTGGTACGAATTCTTCCGTGACAACTGTGTTGCCGCAGTACGCCGGGGTATGGGGATAGCTACCGGTCCCGACGACAAGGCACCCATCCAGGACATGATGGAGCGGGTGTACGAGGACGAGCTATGGCCCGCAGGCACCGACCTGCCACCCCTGCTCATCCATCATTCGATACCTCCCGGTACCTACCAGTTCGTAGAGCCGGAGACACTGCAACTGCTCACTGCTCAGGCCATGAACAAGAGCGCCACCGGGATGGGCAGGTTTGAGGCTCTCTACACCCCCAACGAGGCGCTCAAACGGAAGGACGCCTGATGTTCAGATACAAGGGCACAGGCTGGAGGACCGCCTTCTCCATCAACACATTCGGTGACCAGATCATGGCGCTACGGGGCAACGACGACAGCTACTCCAAGGATGGCACCGTGGGAGACACTGCCCACTCCAACCGGGTCTCCGACCACAACCCGGATGAGGATGGGATTGTCCGGGCTATCGACTTTGAGGAATCCAGCCCCGGTTTCGTTGATGATGTCGGGGAACGGCTACGTCATGCCAAGGATGAGAGGCTCAAGTATTTCATCCACGATGTCCGCATCTTCAAGGGCTACGTGGACTCGGCGGGACGCCCTGCCTGGATGTGGCAGGCATATGACGGACCCAACGGGCACAAGGACCACGGCCACCTGTCAGTAGTCTCTACTGTGATAGCCGAATCCACCAAACCCTGGCCGATAAACCCGGAACCAGCCCCACCCATAGGAGACCATGACATGACCCCCGCCCAGTTCGCTTCACGCCTCAGCCCCCAACAGGTGGAGGTGGTATGCACCACCCGAGGGGAGGGGGGCAAGTGGATTGTCTACCCGGGCAAGACCAACCGGGTCGCCCTCGCTGCCGAGATGGTGGCCCTGCTTGGTGACCCTGAGCATGTCAAGTGGGTCCAGTTCTACGAGGAAGCGGTCACCGAGGGAATCGTCAACGCCGCAGTGCGCAAGGCCGGAGCCTGATCGAATTTCGATCAGACAGTGGGCAGCCCAGGACCCAACAGAGTGGGGGAGTCCTCTTCACCAAAGGGTGCAGACACGATGGAGGTGAGGATGGACAGCGCCACTCCCACTCCAGCAAAGCCAAGGATTTCCCCCCAGTTCACCCCTGCCAGTGACAGGATTTCAGCAGCACCGAACACCTTGATGATGTCCTGTGCCCCGGTCTTGATTGCCCGGTCCAGTGTCTCCCACCAGAACTTGGCAGTTTTCATCCGTTCCTCCTAGGTCGTCCGCTTCCACATGTAGACCACAATGTAGGGCTGTTCGTTCAGGAAGTCCTCCAGGCGGTGAGCACCGCAGAGAAATGGTCGTAGGAAGTCTGGCCGGTGTCAGCGGGAATCGCCGTGGTGAACACGACCGACTGGCCTCCCGTTGCCGTTTCCCCCTCAGAGACACCCAGGAGCGACACCGAAAATCGGTTGGGTTGATCAATGTCGATGGTTGGTTGGGAGAACGCAAGGGAGGTACCGCCGACAGTGGTCCCCCGCCGTAAGCGGACGGTGATGGTTCGCTGCCCCGTCAGGGTTCCCGACTCCAACAACTCGCACACAGCAAAGGCTTCTAGGTCATAAGTAGCCCATGTGCCGGGGATGGTCACGGTCAGGGTTTGCTCCACTGCCTCTGTGGTGGAGATGGTCGAACCCGTTGCATCTGCAATACGGGCCTTGACATAGGGCAGGGTGTGGGCATCCCAGTCGCCCTCATGGGCAGTCAGATCGGTGTCGGTGGCATAACCTACGTGTGGATTACTTGCTGCTTCATGTGCAGCTAGAGCGGCGTTGGTAGCCAGGTCAGCATGGGAAGGATCAGGGGAGATGAACGGCCCGAGATGGGGGATGACCAGTTCCCGGCTCATTCAGTCCTACCAGGGACCAATACCCGCACGTCCGTAGAGGCCCCTGACGCTATCGCCCACAGCCGTATGTCAGCGATCTTGGACGAGAGACTCTGGTGGCTCACCTGGCCCGGAGAGAAGGTCTGAAGGGGTTCTACGGGAAAGCCAGTAGCCGTGGTTACCCCAGTACCCCCCAGGTAGACCACATTGGTGGCGTGCATGTTCCTCAGAATCCAACCGGGATGCTGGGTGCCGTTCAACTGGACAGCAGAAGTACCCACCGAGGTCTGAAAGTGGAGGGGTGCGGCCACTCAGGTCAACCGTCTGGCGATAAAGCAAAGCTGAGAGCCGGTCTTGGACATATCGCCACTGGACCCCGAGTATTGGATAGTCACAGTCACATCCCCTGACAGACCTGTCCGTCTGTGCTGGCATGGAACCGACTGAATCTCCTGGTTCGCAGCCATAGCTCCCTGTCCAATATCACCCTGGTTGGCGCTGATGTCCATACGGGCCAAGCAAGTCTCCAAGCCTGCTGCCAGAAGGTGGAAGGTCACGTCACCCCAAGCCATCAACTCATAAGTAGCCCATGCCGCAGGCTTGGTGAAAGCGATGCTCGCCCCGTTCTCCCATGAGGCGGAGAGGGAGGCATCATCTGCTGTTTCCGCCAATGAACTGGTTCGGACAGTGTCCACAATGGCGGCAATGAGGGCAGTGTGAAGCACGTACTGTGTGTGAGGGTCGCCTGTGGTGAGCGCCGATAGGCCAGAGTGACTGATCTGCGCCCCATCGCCACCAGCATGGTCATGGGCGTTGCCCCCGGTGACCTGGTTGGCAGCGGCCAGGGCATCCAACTTGGTCTTGTCGGCTGCGGAGATGAACCCACGCACAGAGGTAGTGGCCTCGGGGTGGTCAGCTACGTCGGTGCCCGCATAGTGGGCAGCACCCGAAGCCTCCACTGCCTCAATATCAGTGAAGATGTCCCCTACCAACTGGCTGGTGACCACAGTACGGACAATGGCTCCCGAAGAGTGGGCTTGTGCCCCTGCGGTAGAGCCGGTCAGTCCCCTGGTCACCGAAGAGAAGTTGTTCCCGGCAATCACACCCACCCGGATGAACTCACGAAGGGCGGGGACATCGGGTTCTATCACTAGGTACATGGGCTGGACCAGGCCAGCACCAGAGACCACGGCGAACGAGGTGGCCGAGTTGGTGATCGACCCGTTCAATGAGCTTTCGTAAGCGTTGGCGGTACGGGTTCTCGTACTCATGTCAGGACTCCCACACTAGCTGTACCCACCTGGCCGATACCGAGACCCAGCACACCCAGCGACTGGCCCTCATCGGAGATGGTGGCCCCAGTACGGGACCCTCGGAACTGGAGGACAGCCACCCTGGTCACCGAACCCCTATCCCCGGTATAGGCGGTCGGTTCGGCAATCCGATGGACCACCCCATGCAACACCATTGGAGGTTGGAGCAGGGTGAGAGTGACGCTGAGACCGGAGAGGGCAAACAGCCTGCTGTGAGTGGTGTGGCCCAGCCCGGGCACCCGGTAAGGGGCACGACCTGGTGCTTCCACCATGTCAGACACGTTGATAGGCACCTCGGCTATCCAGTCACGGTGAGCAGGGATACCTCGCACTGCTATCCGGGTCACCTCGGGGCTGTTGTTGAACGAGCCACGTTTCAGCACGATCTTCAGAGCGAGAGTGTTAGAGGAAATGCCCACCTTGGTCTGTTCCACCCCGGAATGACCGGGAGCGGACAAGGTCTGAATCGAAATCCACGAGGCGTGGGTCGGGTTGAGGATGGCAACCTCGGGTTCAATGCTGTAATAGAACTCGACCTTGGCATTGGAGGCCAACCCTTTCGCAGCGAGGACAAAGGCAGCCCAGTTGATAGTGGTGTTCAACCCCAGGTTGAGGATGGGGGATATGAGATACCCCTCTGCCACCCTGTCAGTGGTGCTGCTGACGTAGATGCTGGTCCCGTCGATGAACCCGATCACATCCTCAAACACAACACTAGAAACCACGCCAGTACGGGCTTCTCCCCTCTCCCGGACCAGCCCCGCTGTGACCAGGTCATACCGCCACATGTTCATCACATTGTCGGTCTCTTCCATCCAGAACAGGATGGAATCCCGAGTGGCAACCATCGCCTTGGTGTAGTTGGGCGCTGTCTCCCCGGGACCAGTCCAAGTGCGCAGTAGCTGCATGTCGCCGACGACGAAGTCGAAGCGTTCGTCCAACACCTCCGCCTTGTAGAGCCGGACATGGTCCCCATCAGAGTCGATGGTGAGTATCAGCAAGGTGCCCATGTTCCAGGCCAGGGCATAAGGGTTCTCCCCTCGGGGCACCTGGGTGCGAGCATGAACCGTCAGGTCGGGGCTACCACCTTGGGTGTCAGTCTGAGTGACATAGCTTCTCAGTGAGCCATCAGCGAAGGCAGCAACGATGGCATGGCCCGCATCGACACAGGCGTTCATGGTCTGAGTGAAGGTGTCCACGATGGTGATAACCGTGGCCCCCTGAGTGGGGGTAGCCGGGGTGCCACCAATGACCGGGGCTATCTCCAACATGCGCCCATCCCCCGCTGAAGCAGTGTCACGGGTGGCGGCGATGATTCGACCTTTCACCAACCAGATGGCCTGAGCGGGGAAGCCTTGGGTGGGCTGGTCATACACCTTCAGGTAGGTGTTGGTGTTGGCCCCCTTGTACCAGATGTCCCCCGACGTGGTCAGCACAGCCACCTGGTTGTCAGCACTGGCCTCTATCTGGACCAGGTTGCCATCAGCCAGGTTGTCAGTGTCGTCAGCCACCGTGTTGGCAAAGTCGTCAAAGCGGAACACAGAGGTGCCCCCGATGTACCACCAGTGGTCGATGCTGGCAGCCATGTCCACTGGTGCAGATGCAGGAGTGGTGAACAGGGTGGACACGGTGGACAACTTGATGGAGTAGGGGTCTCCCTCTTTGGGCCTGTTGATTTCGACGTTGGAGCTATCCCAAAACCTGATGGCATCGGTCTCCTGGGGTTGTTCACCAGGACCCCGTGGGAACCGGTCCATTCCTTCACCCCCGGTCAGGTTCGACCTTGACCAGGCGATACCCAGGTCCAGCACGTTCTCTTCAACCGAGGCACGGTTCTCCTGGCGGGGAGCCAAGCTGTCCTGGGTGTATATGTTGAGGGGCACATCAGATGAGGGGGCGATACGGAACCATTCCTCCCCTATCTGCACTCCGTAGCCTTGTGCCCGGGGCCGGGTGGGTACTCCGACCATCAGCGGAACGACACCTGGGTGGGACGGAATCTCATCGTGGTCTTGTATTCAGCCCGCATCTCAGACTTGGCCCGGTCCATCAGCACCTCCCTGTACCGGAGCATGGCCCCTGCCACCTGTGCCCTGGTGCCCACAGTGATGTTCTCAGCAGCCAGCACCCCACCCACCCACTCCACCTGGGAGGCTTCGATGTCCTGGCCTACGAACAGGTCGGCACAAGCACCTATCAGAGCGATGTTGGCCCAACGAGGGTCGAGGCCGAGGTCCTCATAGGTGTCATCCTCACTGGTGGCCGAACCGAACCTGCGGCGATAGCGCACCCATGCTGACCCCATCATCTGGTCGGCCACCACTGCCCTGCCTCCAATATCAGGGTGGAAATCAACGATCTTCCCTCCGATGGGTGGCCCACCGTTGGCACCAGCGGTCATCTCCACGATGTCCACGGCCAGAGGGTCCTCCATCGCTGCTGCCCTACCCCCTTGAACCATCACTGCCCGCACCGTGTAGAGGCTGGGGTATAGCTGGCTGATGTTGTCGGCCAAAGCCTCAAACACGGACAGACGGGTGTAGTTGGGGGAGAGTTTGATCGAACTTCGATCAGCATGGTCCACAGCCACAGTCCCCTCTTTGGCACGGTCCACGTCGCACGTCCCGGTGAACTCGTCGTAGGTGAGAACCTCTATCAGTTCGCTGTCTATCTCCAACAGCACCCCCTGACGCATCAGTTCCTCATCTTCGGGTACCTGCCAAGCGGTGATGTCCACAATGAGAGCAGTATCCGTAGCCAGTATCGCCCCGTCCAGCTTGGCGATAGCCGCCCGAGCATTGGGGGGTTCCAGGTAGGTGCGGAAAGCCCGGTCAACCAGGTTCCTCATGTCACTCATGCGCCGCCAGGACCTCCTACTCGGGTAGTGATCGTCAGCGCCTCACTGGTGTTGGCCGGAACTGTCTGCTGGGTACCACCCCCATAGGTGATGGTGAACCTATACCGGTAGTTGCCAGGTGGCGATAGCTCACCTACTCCCGGCTCCCACTGCACCCACCCCTCTGTGCCCCCTTCCACGATGCAGGCCCCATCCTCCACTATCCGCCTCATTGGGGAGTAGTAGTAGTCGTAGGAGGTGTGGGCAATGTCGATGGTGACACTGGCCCCGGTCAGGTCCAAGGGTGTGCCCGTCCCATCCAATAGCTGTCGCCGCAGGGCGGGAGCAGTGTCGAACTCCTGATAGAAGGCTTGCCCTACCTGGGCTGTTTGAGCGGGCATGGTGTGAGAGTACCTCCTAGTTGAATGCGAAGTAGATGGTGAGTCCGGCCAAGACCAGCCCTGCCGCCCACTGAACAAGCTGCCGCTGGTCGAAAGTGCCCTGTCTTTCCCCTCGTTGGCCTGCCACAAAGTCGAGGATCGGCTTGAGAGTGGCCTGGATTTCAGCAAGAGCCGACTTGAGTTCACCCTGGGACACATACAGCCCACGCTCCTGGCTGATCTGCTCCCGAAGCTCATTGGCCTTCTCGTCCTTGTAAGTCTGGATTTCCCGGGCCAGTTGGAGAGCAGCCTTGTCCGCTTCCTCTTTGATCTTCAGCGCCTTTTCCCGCTCCTGCGCCACCTCGGTGTACCTGCGGTCCCGTTCCTCATGGAACGCCAGGTCAGCCGCACGGAGAGCAAAGACATACTCCCGCAGGGAAACATCGGTACCTGTGGACGACCCACTTGCCGGGTCTGTCGTCCGTGACGCACCACCACCATCCTCCAACTTGGGCATCATTCCTCCACGCTCGGTTGACCACCACCACCACCCACCCGGGGAGACCCCGGAGATGGTCTCAATTTACTGGCACCACTGGTTCCGGCAACGTCTGATTGTCGCAAGGTACCTCCACTGGTGTCGGTAGCTCCGCTACCCCCTGACACCACACCACCCTGGGGGACGTTGGTGGTGTAGAAGGCCCCCACTCCGACTGCTGCAAAATCTCCAAGCACCACGTCAGCAGTGCCCGTGATCGGGAACGAGAAAGCCCCATCAGCACTGGTAACAAAGTCATCCAGGGTGACTGCTGCTGTACCTGTGATGGCCGGAGGGGAGAAGGTCCCAACACCGTCCGAAATGAAATCCCCCAGGGTGATGTCCGCTGTACCGGTGGCAGGGGCCGGTGTGAACGTCCCTGACGCATCGCTGATGAAGTCCCCGAGGGTGACGGCCGCCGTACCTTCCGGGCCAGCAGCGTGGATTCCTGTGGCTGTGGAGAGGAATTCACCGAGAGTGACCGCAGCCGTACCGGTGATAGGGGGCAGGGTGTAGGTACCGCTGGCAGCAGATACGAAATCCCCAAGAGTGACAGCCGAGGTGCCAGTGATGGGCGGTGGAGTGAAAGTACCGGCAGCAGTGGAGAGGAAATCTCCCAGGGTGACCGCACTGGTACCCGTGATCGGGGCTATGAACGTACCGCTGGCAGCGGATACAAAGTCCGCCAACGTCACCGCAGAGGTACCGGTTATCGGTGGAGGGGTGAACGTTCCCGATGCAGCAGAGACAAAGGCATCCAGGGTGACGGCAGCAGTACCACTGGCAGCAGCAGGCCAGGTGAAACCCTCCTGCAAGATGGGGTCGTCATCGGTGCCACCTTCAAGAATCAGGTAGTCGTCGGTGCCCTCCAGCAGTATCGACCCGTCCATCGACCCTGCGCCACCACCACCTGCTGGTTCGATGGCGATGACGAAAGCCTGATGCTTCTCGGCAGCAGCGGTGAAGGTGCCTGGGTCCTCGGTAGCGGTGGCGTTCTCCCGGCGAGCCGACGAGATGACCGCATCCTCAGTGGAGTCGGCAATCTCCGTGGTCAGGTTGGTGTAGGAGGCGGGAGCAGCAGAGGCGAAAAAGTCCGAGTCCTCCCAGGTGGCGACCGCAAGCCACAGCGTGTCCGCCGAACCCCACGAAGGGGTCAGGGATGGTGGGTTCGGGTTGGCCCCATCCTCCACCTCGGAGAAGGTGCCAATCTCCACGGCACTGTTGTGGGTGCCAGCAGTAATCCGGTAGACCTGGGCTGCGGCAGACACCGAGGCACTGGTAGCCACGTTGACCGTGGTGCCACCCTCAGAACCCGAGGCCACCTTGTAGTAGACGCCGGTGTTCTGCCGGTTGTTGCCCGAGCCGTCGTTGTATTGGTTCTCGGCAAGCAGTGTCCAGCCGGACGGGTCGGTGATGGTGTAGGTCTCGTCGGCTCCCACCTGGGACCCGACGAAGATCATCACCAGCAGGTCCCCGGCGTTGACCGTCGCCCCATGAGCGATGTTGTGCGTCGTGGACATCGACGCCACCGTGGTCTCTTGGAGACTGGCTACGGTGGGGAAGGCCATAGGCCCCCCTCTACGCCAGGTTGACTAGTTCAGCGGTGACAACGTTGACCGTCCACGATGCCGATGTGCCACCGTTCACGCTGAGGCCGATGATGCTGTTGGCGACAGTCGAGTCGAAGCCTCCCGATGTGGCAATCTCTGGCTCGGACACCCCGGTGCCAAACCCGGTGATGGACAGGCGGTGGTTGATCTGACCCAACGATTGGAGGACAGCCGACGTGCCCGAGCCGACAGTGCGGAAGATGGCGATGAACTCGTAGGTCATCTCGTCGATCACGCCGGTCTGCGCCGAATGGGTGAGCGTGCCCCGGGAGGTGTCAGCGGTGGTCCCGTTGGTGCCGAAGCGCACCTGGATGATGGGAGTGGCCGTGCCCGCTGCGGTCTTGACAGCGTTGAACTTGCAGCGGTAGATCGACTTGGCCTGCAACCGGCTGGCGGGGATAGCGATGGAGCTTCCGGTCAGGTAGGTGTCGGAAGCAAAGCCCGCACCCTGAGCAGCGACCGAAGCGTTGTAGACCGCACTGTTCCCCTTGACGAAGGTGAGCATTTGGGCGGCAGTAGCTTTCCGTGTCGTGCCCGCATCGTTGAGGGCGAACTCGTCAGCAGCAACGACAGCGCCGCCATCGGGGAGGGCGGAGATTTCAACACCAGGCATCCAGCCCTCCGATCAGGGGTTAGGTGCGGTAATCGTGAACGAGGTCACGGCCACGTTCCCACCCACCACGAAGGACACCGTGTTGAAGTTGAGGTCAGACCCGGAGGTGCCCACGTTCCCGTCGAACACATGAGTCGAGCCACCGGATTGGACAATGCGGAACCAGGTGGCCGTACCGGTGGCATTGGCCGAGGCATCGGCAGTGATGGCGTTCAAGGTGAGTACCCCACCGGCAGCGGCGGGGGCGAAGGTGGCGTTACAGGTGAGTTCGGCGAGCAGGGTGGTGGCGGCACCACCAGTGGCGGGACGTGAACCGTCGTAGATGCGGAGCAGTGCGGAAGCTCCAGCCCGGGTGGTAATCGCATCCAACCAGGCGTGGCGTGTGGTGGTGTTGACTCCTAGAGCCATTGTTCAATCCTTTCCCGGAGGGGGGCAGGGATGCAGGTACCCGCCCCCCTTCCGAGGGTCTGTCAGACAGTGGCTCCACCGTCGAAGTCGATGACCTTGGCGTGCCACCCCTGTGGCCCGTAGCGGAGACCGATTTCTCCGTACAGTTGCTGGCGGTCATACGACCCGGACTTGGCGAGAGGCTCCAGGAAGAAATGCCCCTTGCCCGGGATGGGCAGGAAGGCAGGAGCCATCACGCTCAACTCCAAGGCGAGGACCGTGGTAGCTGCCAGGTGACGGTTCAACACAATCGGGAACGTCCCGAAGTTGGTGATGACATCCGTCACATTGACGCCGAACACGCTCCGGTCTCGGGGCTGGGCGTTGCTGTTGGTGTAGGCGGCTGAGATGAGCCTCTTCGCTGCCGAGGACACCATGACAACCATGTTCCTTTGCGGGGAACCGTTGTCGTAGAGGCTCTGGCCCAACTGCTCCAACAGGACGGAACCTGTCACCGGGGCAGGGGCCGTGACGCCGAAGTTGGCAGCCAGGTCAGCATCCAGGGCGATGTCGGTGATGGCACCGATGATGCCCTGTGTGCGCCTCGCCGTACCGTCAGACGGGTAGGCGAAGGTGCCGGTGAGGAAGGCAATCTCGCAGTCGAGAGCGGCCTGCTCCAGCTTGATCTGAAGCTGCCACGCCATCTCGTTCTGCACCGGCTGGGTACCGAGGATGTTCTCGGCCCCGATAGTGGGTGTGGCACCCGAGGTACCGAGCAGCCCTGTTGCGGCCTGCTTGGTGTACGTCAGTTCGACACCGTATTGGAAAATCTCGGTGACGTTCTGACGCTCGGTGCGGGACTGCGCACTGAACACAGCATCGTCACCTTCAATCAGGCCCCTAGAGGCGTGAGTGAGGGCCGGTGCCCTGTGCAGTGTGTCCTGCCACACGAAGTGGGGTGCGCTCAGTGACACTCCCCCGCTGAGTCCGCCGATCATTGTCAGGAGCGGCGTTTCCAGGGGGGAGAGGCGAAAAAGCTCGCCCACGAAGTTGGGAAGGTTCCAGGTACCGAACCCGGCTACGCCGCCCGTGGGGACAGCAGCAGCGGGTTGGTTGGTTGTGCCGTATGCGGCCACGTTCTATTCCTCCAAGAGAGCTATTGCTTTGGGTATGCGTGCGGGTATTGCTCTCTGCCGAACTGATCGACCTTCGCATTGAGGCTGGCAACAGCATCGTCCCGTGTGGCTTCAGGGTCGTGCATCTTTGCTACGGCCTCTGCTGCCTGGTCGGTCGGAGGCTGCGGTATCACCGAAGTCGAAACTGCGTGCATACCAGCCACCTTCTCTGCGATGGCAACCTCCGGGGGTTCCACGGGTGCCGTGCCACTGTCGTGGCCGTACTCGTCAGCCGCATAAGACCGGATGGCCTCAAGGCTGAAATCGCCCGAGTATTCCTTGAAGATCGCCTTACCCAACCCGATGTCCTGTCGTAGCCCCAAGGCTTCCAGGTGACTCTTCATCACCTGCTCCCTCAGTGACCGGTTCTCTTTCTCCACTCGTGAGAGCTTCTGGCGGAGACCCTTCGGACCGTCCTGTTCAGAAGGCGGAGTCGGAGCCTGAGCTTCCTCTTCCAGTTCCTCTTCACTGAACTCGTCATCAGATGCGGGTAGTCGCTCGTCCGTCATGTCAATACCTCCACGGCATCTGCGGTACAACAGCCCCATGCCGGTAGAGACTGTGCCGGATGAGGGGGGACAAGCGGAGCCAGGACCTGCCTCATCATCAAGGCCAGACTCCTGCGCTCCTTGGAGGGTGGGTAACGACGGTTTCCCTTGGCGAGCTATGCAAAGCCTACGACCCGGAGCGCCGACTCCGAGAAGCAGAACCGAAGATACTAAGTATCTGCCAGCCCTGTCAAACCATAGCCATCAGTACGCCTGATGGTGGCGTTGCTCAGACTGAAGGTGGACCGCTCCTGGGCGAGCAGCCTGCGGATGGTCCGGCGCTGGCCCGGGTCGGAGAAAATCTCAGCAGCAGCAAAGTCCTCCAGGTTGAAATCGTCATCCGGGTCATCATGTCTGGCAGCCAGGGCGTTCAACACTGGGAGGCTGTTTTCGGCCAGGGAAAAGAACTGGGCAGCCTCGCTGGTGGTGTCGGTGCCTGCCTCGTAGAGCCGGTTGGCGAAGTCTTGGGCGATGTTGAACCCACGGACAGAGGCTTCGGCACCCACCTCTGATACGGCTATCCGCTTCTCCAGGATGGCAGCCCCTACATCAGCATCCATGAACGAGGCCATGATCGCCTGGTTGGTCATGGGTACCCCGTAGTAGTCACTCAGCTTCTGCTTCACCTCGGGCACAGCGTCGATTACCCGGTTGTATACCGTTTCCACACGGGAGGCGAACTCGTTGGGGGAGACATTGCCTGCGATCAGGTCCCCATATTTGCTGGTGAACAGATCAGGATTCAGCCCTGCACTGAGGATGGCATCGGAGTAGGACTCAACGAAGGACAGGTAGGTGTCCTCGTCGTAGCGCACCGAGCCGTCGTCACGCACATTGCCCGAGAAGGCGGTCGAGTAGTAGTCGGTCTGCCGGACCAGTTCCCGGGCCAGCATCGCATCCCCGGTCTCTATCCAGGCGTCCTTGTAGACGGCCTCCATTGGAGTGCCCCGCATCCAGATCGGGATGTAGAGGTCAGGCATCAGGAATCCCCATCATGGTGGCAGTCCAGGTCAGGTCGTAGGGGGTGTCGGTGTGGGTTACGTGAACTGTGGTGGCTACGCAATAGATCGACACCCCCTCTGTCCCCTCCCAATAGCACTTCCACCCCTCTGGAGTGGCAGCAAAGGGCGCATCATGGGTTCGACACCAGGGCCAGGTGAATCCGCTCATCGGGTCAGTGTCGGCCTGCGCTCAGAGGTACCCAACTGCATCCCAGCCTGGGAGAAGTCACTGAGTACCTTGCTCTTGCCACGGGCCAACCCTTCCTTTCTCAACAGCTTGGCCGACTCGTCCATGTCGTTCGACCGCAACACCTTGAGAAACATGGGGTCCTTCTCATCGGGGGTTTCCGCCCACTGGCCTATCCACCAGTTCCTCCATGTGTTCGCAATGGCTGCATACGAGGTGTTCCGGTCTGTGTATTCGGGGAGCATCGCCATCCGCTGGTCCTTCAACTGCTCCACGAAGTTGATTTCAGCATCAGGATCGTTGCGTATCCGGCCAGCTACCCGGGCTATCTCAGCATCGGACCACTCCCCGAAGGCAGGGCCGAGCCAGGTGGAAAGCAGGTCACGGACCACATCCTCCTTGCCCTGAGTGTCACCCACGGCACCCACTCCCTGCACCTTCGCCAGTTCAGCGTCGAGCCTCATCCCGGCATAGGGGTCGGTCAAGGCAAGCACCTGGTTGCGCACGTAGCTGGAAGTCCAGTCCCCTCGGACCAGCTTCCCCGCCATGAACGAGACCACTGCACCTGATGCCGTGCCCCCACCAGCATCCTTGATGGCTTGACGGATTTCGTTCTCCGCCTCTTTGATTGTCCGTTGCGCTTCCTGCGGGTCCCCGTGGTAAAGCTGCATCCACTGTCGCTGTGCCACGTTGTGAGTCCGCCACCACTTGGTGGTCTGTATCTCAGAGTCGGTCAGTGTCCTCCCCTCCAGGATGGACATGACCATCAGTTTCTTGTAGTCGGCCTCCAGAATCCACGGCTGGGTCACAGCCTCGGTGCGCAGCACCTCAGCCCAGGTAGAGAAGGGGTCTTTCGCCCCTGGTGGTATCTCATCAGTGATGCCGAAGTTGACCGCTCCCGACTGCTTGTATTCAGCAGGGGTGAGGGTCCGGTCATACACGATCTTCTTCCCCGGCCCGAAGAACGACTGGACATCCTCCATGCTGGTCGCCTTCCAGGTGAGCCACACCGGGTCACCCTGTGTACCAGGCACGATGTAAGCCAGGTACACCGTCTTACCCACCTTCCACACCTCGGGCTTACCGGGCACATTGTTGAGAGTCCGCCCCTGGTAGGGGTCGTTCACATCAGAACCGCCAGCACCACCCTGATAGTTGATGCCCCCCTCATTGGCTCCGAGGATGATCTTGTCCGCTTCAGCCGGGGTTTTCCCTGAGGCGATCAGGGCATCACGCCCGATGATGTGCTTGAAGATGTCATCCCGAACGTCATCTGCGTCCCGAGTTCCGTTCTTGACCGCATTGACCCACCCGGTGATGCGAGCAGCTTGGGATGCCAGCCCCGCATACTGGTCCTTGAAGTCCCGCTGCATGATCTTCAAGGTCGCCCTTATTGCGTCGTAGGCAGACCCCGGGGGGATGAGGGATAGCGGGTCAGCCACCTGGCATCACCTCTTCAGCAGGTGCTGGAGCGGCTGGAGCTTCCTCCACAGGGGCAGCAGGAGCCTCTGGTTGGGCCGTAGCCAGGTTTCTTTCCCTCTCACGCATAGCGACGAGCATTTCACGGAGCGTCGTTTCTGCGGCATCCTGGGGGGCTATCGCCTCATCCTGTCCAGCGGGAATCATGCCGTCTGTCTCCGAAGGGAAGGCTTCAACAGGGATGGGAGTGCCGTCACGGAAGGTGGGCTTGGTCACTTTCAGGTTCTTGCCTGCGTGCTTCATCACCTGACGGGCATAGGACTTGACTGGAGCCATCTTCTTGTGTTCCAGGATGGACGGGTCATTAGCTATGGCATCGGCCAGCCTCTCCCCCGCCTTCCATGCCACAGCCACCAGCCGCCAATCCCCATACCTGTCGTAGAGCCGCTCAAAGGTGCGCTTGGCTACCAAGTCCTGAGCCTTCGGGTCCTTCCACCGGGCACCCTCCATCCCCGCATCCGAAGCCAGAGCAGACCAGTCATCGGAGGCTATGGCATAGGCACCAAGCAGCCGGTTGGAGCCTCGTACAAGGCCAGACACACGCTGATAAGACCCCTCGTAGGTGCCGGTCTCTGCCATGCGGATGCCCTTGGCGAACACGTCAGCTTCGTCAGCCACTCAAACCTCCAACCATCTGCGCACCCTTGGTGGCCGCTGCGATCAGGTACTGGTTGGTCGCAGTGGTATCACCGATGTCCTCCAACCGGGAGATTTCATCCCCCCAGGTTTCCTCCATGAAGGCAGTGGACAACGTGGTCGGGTCAGGAATCTCAAAGGTCCCGTTCCCACCCAACATGCGGGCACGAGTGGCAGCAGCCCACGAGCCGTACTGCTTCTGCATCTCATCGGCCAGGAGGGTCATCTCCCACTGTGCCGGGTCACGTTGCAGTTCGGCGGCGAGCATCTCTTTCGCATTCTGCACCAGAGTCTCATAGTTGGGTACCTCCAACTGGACTTTGGGGCCACCCCCACCACCACTACCACGGCCACCACCACCAGGGTTGAGCTTGTCGAACAGTTCCCCACGCTGCTTCAGCACATACTCGACGGGCTGGCCGTAGTAGTTGGCGAGGGCGAGAGCTTCGGCGAAACCAGCAGCCGCTTCCGGTGCGAAGTCGGAGATGCCACCCCACTCTTCGTCCAGGATTCCCGCATCCGCCATCAACTGTGTCATCTTGGCCCTGGTTGCTGACCCCATCAGCATGAATTGCTGGGCTGCCCGGTTCGGGTCATAGCGGGTCCACCGGGAGAATTCCTCCCCGGTTTCCTCATTGGTGAACGTGCTGATCTGCCCGGGGGGACGCCACGGTTCCATCTCCATCGGAGTGGGGCCTTCCGACCAGGAGCCAGGAGCGTTGGCAATGGTGTCCAAGTCAGGGGTGGTCAGTCCCGGCCACCAGTTGATCGGCACGTCGATGATGGAGCCGATGCCAGCAGCAGAGGCATACTCTTCCCAGGCTTCCTCCCAGGTCTGAGTGGTCTCCACGTTGCGGGAGTTCTCCCAAAAGGTCTCGTTCAAGTCCAGGAAATCTCCAGCCCCGGTACTCAGTGTGTCCGACGCTTGGCTGGTGGTGGTGAACCCGGTGGTGGCCTCGGTCATCCCCGGCCCTCTCGACTCCAGGACAGGTGGCCGGTTCCCCGTCTGATAGTTCTTCGGCCTGACCACCATCGGAGGGGGCACCACGAACCAGGGGTTGTTGTAGAACGGGTTGAGCAATCGGGCCTTCTCCATGTCACCCAAGAGCCAGTTGGCCGTCCGCTTCCACGCTTCTGGCTTCCAGGCTGCCGCCTGCCGCTGCCACGCTGACTCAACAAGGGTCTCCGGTGGCTTCATCGGTGGGGCAGGGGGTGGGGTGGTCGGCCTCCGAGGGGTGATACCAACAGCACTGGTGCCACCACCGGAGCTACCAGTACCTCCGCCTGCTTCACGGGCCATACGTCACCTCTTCTTCACCAAACTGGCTACTGGGCTGTGTTGCCAACGAGAATGAGCCACCACCACTGCTGATCGAATTTCGATCAGGAGGGCTACCCCATTCCTCTATCTCTTCCGGGCTGAGATTGTCGTCCTTGGCTCGCACCTCAGCAAGCAGTTGCAGCGGGTCGAAGTCCGAGTTCTCATCATCCTCGGTCAGTTCAGGCTTCAGGTAGGTCTCGTAGATGTAGACGAAGTTGCCCATGTCAGCGCCCCGCTTGGCAGCATGGTCCAACTGCATGGCAACGATGTTCTGAAGGTCCGCTTTTACTGCCAACACCATCGCCTTCTCTTCGTCAGATGAGCCGACATTACTGAGCTTGGTGGTACCAGTTGGCTGGAGAATCCCCAGGGCCTGAGTCCTGACACCCAGGTACCAGGACACAGCCTCCACGGTACGCAGTTCCTCCGGGGTCAGATTGTGCTGCTCCCAGTTGTGCTGCCCCCACAGCAGAAGCTCATTGAACACCTTGGTTTGCTGGGCCTCGTTGATCTTCCCCTTCTCAAAAATACCCAGGGCCACCTGCTTGGCGTTGGCAACATAGGCTTCCCTCTGATTGCGTATATCGGTGTGTTCCTCACCCTTGAGAAAATCAGGATGCCCGTAAATCTTGGTGGCCTCCACGTCAATCTGACGGTTGCGCATCTTCAGCAGCCGGGACTCCACCTCCACGATCTGCTCATCATGGGTGAAGAAGGTGGCGTCACCCCGGTCCACAGCAGCATCGAAAGCCTCCCAGGAGTAAGGCTCCCCGCCCATCTCTTCCTCCTGGTTGATACCGGCATAGTCAGGCATGAGCAACGAACCCGAGGACTGCCAGGTCTGGATGACATCAGGATGGTCGTGGACCCACAGCAACCCGCTCTCGGTGTATGACCTGGGGTAGGCCCGGTCAGTGAGAGGCAGGGAGAGCAACTCGGCGCTGAACATGTCGGTGCCAAAGATGGAGTTCATGTATTCGGTGGCTATCTCGTAGTCCCCTTCGGTACTCATCCGGTAGCCATCCGGGGTGTTGAACCACTGCGCCCCCTTCTCCGTGGTCAGGTCACGGGCGAACTGGCCGAGCGCCTCAATGGTCACGAAGTATTCCGGGTTGAACCCGGGCACCTTTTTGGGCAGGTCCACCATCACCTCGGGTGTGATCGTGGTCGGCAGCAGGGTGCGCATGAACCCCTCAAACCGATTGTGGGCAATAGCCCGAGACTGGGCTTCCTCCATCGCCTTCTCCACCCCACCCGGGGTGCCAACGTCGAAGGCGTACTTGTTGCCCGTGCCTATCTCCCCACCGCTGACCATGCGCCCGAACTGATCCATGACGTTCCGTTGCAGGTCGTTCTCGGTCCCGGGCAGGAAACCCTCGGAGAACTTGCGCAGGTTGTAGGGGAGCAGGGCGAACACATTGTCCGGGGTGCCATAGGGGAAGGCCCACTTGAATATCTCGCTGGTCCTGGCTTCCGGGTCCCGAACCAGGGAAGTGCCTGCCATCTGGAACAAGGCTCCCACCCCAGGGTTGATCGCTGAGATGGGGAATCCGGCAAACTCAGGAGAAGTGCCCTGGGTCATGTCCTCTGAGCCAAACATCACGTTGAGGCCCCGTGCCCTACCCCCGAGAGCAGGTGTAGCTCCACCCTCGGGGATGGAGGCATCGAACATCTTGGGCAGCATGTCTCCGATGATCGGATAGTTGAAGCGTTCCTCGCCGGTTTCCTTGTCGGTGTAGAACCAGCCGGTGTTGAACGGGTCGGGTGTCACTGTGTCCCCGATGTCCGAGGTGTTCCACAGGTGGTCCACCATCTGAGTGCCCCTGCGCCACACGTAGACCGGGTTCTCCCGGAACACTCGGCCCCACGCTTCCAAGGCTTCCACGAAGGGACCCATGAAGGGGAACATGACCCGCATCCCATCCACGAAGTTGCGCTGGCGGTGAAGGTCAAAGAGGATGTCCCGAGTCCGCTCCACAGCGAAGGCTTTGGCGTTGACATCTATCACCTGGATGTTGTCCAGGGTCCGAACCGCTCCCGCTCCGGCCTCGTCGTAGACATCAGCGATCTGGCGGACCTGCTTCCAGGTCTTTTCCTTCTGAGCGATACCCCGGTAGACAGCCTGCATCTCATCGGTCATGCCCGGGTAGAGCATCCCGATGCGCTCCCAGTAGTGCTGGCCCATGACCGGCTGGCGTGAGAACCAACGGGTCGGCTTGCCCAAGGCCCAGTCGTAGAAGCGGTCGATGGCGTCATCCCACACTCCGACAATGCCCTTCATCTCCCGAGCATCCGGGTCGAACTTGGTGCCCTTCACCACAGGCGGGAAGCGGTGCCCCTCGTAGCCAGGGTCAGCACGACGAGCCTTGTCCCACCTGGTTTTCTTGGCCCTTAGCTCATCCTTGATGAGCCGCCACTTTTCCTCAGTGAGATGGTCACGGATACGCAGCGACTCTTGGATGAACTCGTTGCCGTCCTCATCAACCAGCTTCACGTTTCGTAGCTGGCCGGACCCCACTATCTCCATCAGGTCCTCATCCCCGGTACGGGTGATGACATAGCCGTCGTCCAGCCGGTCATAGCCCCGAGCGATCACAGTGGTCGGGTCGAGGGCTTGGCCGGAGGAATCGGTGACGGCATTGCCCAGCTTGAATATCCAGTCACCGCCCGTCTTGAGGTGAAGCCGTGCATGCTGGTCCTGGAGGAAAGCCCTGAGATTGTCCTTCGCCATGAATTCGGCAGCCTCAGCAGGAGTGTCGAACTGGCGTGACCAGTCAGTCATCACCCGGTTGCCCTGCGGGGTACTGAGCAGCCAGTTGAGCGTGTCCTCCACCGCATCCCCAGATTGGGAGCGAGCCAGGTGGCGGGTCATCGGGTCGGTGACCAACTGCCTGAACTCGGTAGCCAACCCTTCCAGATGCTTGGGCTGAGTCTCGTCAATGGTGCCCCAGGTGGTGGCTCCGAAGGCACGCTGCTCTTTGGCCTGCTTCCGGTCGTAGATAGTCAGGTTGTGGCGTGCCTCTTCGGAGATGGTCCAGTGAGGCATGTTGTCCAACACGTCAGCGTCAACCTTGCCTGCCTTGAGGATGTTGTCGGGGATGATCGACCGAGCAGCAACACCACGCAGCATCCCCTGATTCTGAAACATCTTCCAGTTGGCAAGGATGGCGGTCGTGTAGTTCCAAGGGTGATGGAACATGGAGTCCAGACCTGATGCTGTCATCCGGGCCTGGTCCTCGCCGAGAACCCTGGAGAGGAACGCAAGCGGGCGACCGAGAAGGATGACAGGTGCCCACAACGTTGCGGTCAGATTGCGGGCTGTACGCACCGCCACATTCCTCTCCAGTTCTGGAGTGACCTTCATCCAATCCCCACCACCAGCCACCCGGCGCAGGTTCCGGTTCACCTGGCCGAGGACCCCGGCTCCGGTGATTAGCTGGGTGTAGCGCCCAGCCCTGTCCAACTGGTTGACCGCCCGGGTCACCTTCTCCGGGGGTGGCAGGTTGATATGCCCCGACCAGGTTTCTGCCTCGGTCAAAGCACCTTTCTTCAGACTGGTAACCCGGTCATTGACCACCACCTGCATGTGGTTCGACGCCTGCCCCATCGCCCCGGTAGTACCGAGGAACTCATCCTGGCCTTGCTTGGCGAAGTCGGTGAGCGCCCTGGCATACTCGGGAGGCAGGCCACGGGACAACAGGTTGGCTTGGGCCACAGAGAAGAACTGCTCCAACACCACCCAGGCCCGGGCCGGGTTGTTGGGAGACATCTCGGCCACACCCCGAAGCGCATCATCCATGCTCTTCACGGTGTCCACCTGGTAGCCCTCGCCTTTCGCCAGGTCGATGGCCTGCTGATACTCAAACTCGTCGGCGTACTGGGAGCGGACGATCTTCTGCTCCACGGTGTCGGTGACCTTCTTCACCTTGCCCGATTTGAGGTAGTGGTCCCGGGTGGTTTTCTTGACCAGCACCGTGATGGCCTCATCGGAGGTCATGCCCAGGGAACGGGCGTAGTCGGTCAGCTTGTAGTAGATGTCGGTCGGGTCGTTCAGGTTCATCCGGGTCCCAGCGTTGCGGGCCAGCCTCCGGCCCAACGCTGAGTGGCCCAGGCCATAGGCAAGCTGCTGGGGGACGCCCAGCCCTGCCTGCGCCCTCCCCATATCCACCCCTCTGGCCCGAAGCAGCGACGAGGTAGTGGAGCGAGTCCCCGACAGCATCAGGTCCATCGCATCGGCCACATCTTCGATCTTGCGGGTGGTGTTGCCGATGGCGTAGCCCACAGTGGACCCCAGCCCACTGCCCAGCACCGTGCCCAGCACAGCCCCTGTGAAGGCACCGCCCAGCACATCCCCGAAATTCCCCCCAGCCTCCACCTGTTCCGCTCCCCCAGCGAAGGCACCCACGCTGGCCCCACCAATGGTGCCCAGGTTCCCGGCAATGGCTGACTTCCCGAGCAGCCCTATCCGCTGGGGCAGGATGAATTGTCCGGCTGCCATCCGCATGAAGATGTCCGCCACTTCAGCACGGCTGGTGGCATCAGCCAGGGCCTTCAGCAGTGGTGGCGGTATCCGCCCCTGCATTTCCACAGTCGGCCCGAAAATGGCATGGACTTCCCGCATCGTCTTGGCAGCCACAATGGACTCCACCAGATCAGCCTGCCCCTTGCCGGTGAGCAGGGCCTGGAGGCGGTCAGCAGGTATCTCCGGCTTGACGGCATGGGCACCCCTCGCCAGTAGCTGGTCACCGTCAGACCGACGTAGCACCCTGATCAGTTCGGCCACATCGTCCACGCTCTGGTCGGTGTCCCCGAGCAGCTTCTCAGCATGGCGGCGCACCGTGTAAACATCGTTGAGCAGCCCGTTCCCCAGGAAATTGATCGACCGGGCCACAGTCTCATCAGGCTGAGAAGCCAATTCCCGCAGCTTGGTCAGGTCTCCGATCTGCCTCTTGAACGACTCGCTCTCTTCCATCATGCGGGCCATCTCAGGGCTGAATTCGTCGCCGAGGTCGCCCTGCTTCCACAGCGCATCATCCAGCAACCCGGCTTCCCGAGCCTCCCGCAGCACTTTGCCCAGGTTCCCTGCCGCCACCATGTTCAGATCGTCGGCTTTGTTGAGCGCCCGTGTATCGGCTTTGGTAACCCCGGCAGCGACCTTGTTGGTGTGGTGCCTCTG